GGATTTCGCTAATTTAAGTTGATTAAACAATTCGGGATTTGATCGCTTGAGAGTCATCAACTCGCCCGGCTTGTAATCTTCGTATGTTCGCACCGAACCGTCAGCTTTTCGGTTGGCTGGAACGTTAGTCCCATCGTTGGCACTACCACCCGATGCTTTGCTTTTCACGATCATAGATTGAAACATGGGATTTGTCAAGAAACTTTTCTTGTATCCCTCCAAATCCATAGATAAATCAGGCGTACCATCAGCTTTAACAATTTGAACCGTAGGATTATCGCCCGCGACAACTTGTATTCGTTCAAGCACATGAGGCAAAAACAACTCCGCCTTATCGCCGAATAGCTCATTTGAAATTTTCAAAGCTTCGGTTCTTCGCAAAATTGCAGCATTATTTTCTTGCTGTTTCTTTGTTCTTCCCTTTTCTTCATCGACTTGCTTTTTGTATTCAAGTCGTATGGCTTCGCTCTTTTCGTCAAACAGTTTTTTCAATGCGTCAAGATCGCCACTTTTTTGGGCTTCGGCCAACAACACCGCTTGTTTGGCGTCGTCGCGTTCCTTTGCGATAGCGTCGAATTTCGATTTGGTTGTTTTATGTTCCGCTCTTTCCGATTCAAGTGCAGAGAACAAACCAACTGGGTCCTTATCGGTAACGAACATTCCACCCAAATTGATATGATAAGTACCGTCAGCTTTCAAAGTATATTCTGCCTTGATCGCATCTGCCAATATTGCGAATTCAGTTGCGTTAACGATATGTTTCAATGCCATGATTCAATCTTCCTTACTTGGTACTGGGTTTCTTTTTCTTAACGGGCGGTATGCCCACAGGGTTAGCTTTTGCTTCCGCCGCCTTTTTATCGAGTTCGGAAACTAAAGCATCTTTCATCGTTTTATCTTCTGTTAAGCGAGTCTTGACAGTTGCCAAATCAAGATTTGCTAAACCGCTTCGCAGAAGATTATCGCGAATTTCTTCAAAACAAATTGTATTTTCTTTGTACAATTCAATTAAGAATCGTATTTGTTCGGGTGCCATCGATTGCAAGTCAAAGTTATCGTTTAACTCTAACTTGATCGCTTCCCCATCAACGCCAATAAAATTGGCTGCATGTTTCATGCACGCGAGCATAGCTAGTTCAAGATTGCTCTTGATCGTTAGCAAGATCGAACGCGAACTAGCGGCTTCTATTTCGATTTCAGACTGTTTGCGTTCGACGTTCGAAGTAGGTTTTAGAATCTTCGCCCCGATCGAAATCATTTGTTGTTCTTTATGGCCCATCGCTTCAAACGCGAGCGTATTAGGTTCCACTTGCAGCAATTCAGCTTTGCCGCCTTCGGGCAATGGAATTGAACCTCTAGCACCTAACGTAATTCCACCCGCAAAATTCATATCAACCCATTCTTGCGTTAGTCCCGAAGTTGCAAGTGTTGGTTGACCGAGCAAGAAACAAGACTCTTCGTAATCGGCTGAATTGCGGTAATGGGCAAGATTCAGTATTGCCAAATTATAGAATGGGGGCGAATCTACTTCGGCATCGTTGTTTTCGCTTCCGACGAATTCGAACGGTATAACGTCTAACGGATTGCCGTCAGAACCATTGACAATATGCGATGAAGTCTGCTTTTCATCTTCGTAAACCGTAACGCTACATTCGTCGTTTATCAAACGATAAACACGTTGACGAATTTTAATTTCAATATCGAATTCGTTTGCTTCAGGCGTTGTCTCATACGCTTCATCCAATACCAGCAACACAAGTTTTTTCGCGTTACCGACTTTTTGAACTAACCAGTTACGAATACTCCACGGTTCGTAAAGTTTGATGATCGGCTGTATTTCGCCGCTCTTAATTTGGCCTATCGTTACGTCGCCTTCAGTCTTCGGAAAATCAGCCAACAATCCAGCGCGACCAAACGGCAAAACATAGTTTGCCAACTTTCGAACCAACTGCGATAGATTCAATCCTTCCCCGTTAATGTTATTAATCATCGGTTCGAGTTCGGGTGGCACTTCAACAACGGGAGCGCGTAAGAATAGCTGCCCGACAAGCGCATCGCGGGTAGGCTGAGTTACGTTGTAGTAAACCGCTCGCGTAACGTAAGCTTTATAGCTCGCATCGTTCACACTTGCATTCTTACACGAACTGGGAATAGGCAAATACTTTGCTTGCTTACTTGTATCTTTCAATTCAATTTCGCCGTCAAGAGCATCAGAAATCAATACATAGATTTTCTCCGCTCTTTCAACTTCGGCTCGCTTGAACTTAACATTTCCGTTCTTTGCCATTATCTGCCCCAGTTAGTTTTTAATGTCGTTGCCCATTTATTCGAACCGCGTAAAATGCGGTATCGTGCTGAATCCCAACAATGGTCTTCACTTTCGGTATCAACATCGTCCGGCTTGTCTGGGTCACGCGGAAGACTTGGCAATAGCTCGATTGCAGCTATACAATTTCTCATAAAGTAAATGCCGGGTCCCTCTTTACGTTTACTAGCTTGTAATCTTTCCCGAAATAATTGCAAGCCTATTATTCTCGAACCGGGGGATTTATCTGATTCCGTCCAGCTAACGCCCTCTTGCTGCATCTTATATTCAATTGTGTCTACATCACTTTCGGTAACATTGCGGATTTGATTGTCGGCTGGACCAGCACGAACCCTAGAAACAATCCAACCACATTCTTTTAAAACGTGCTCTTTAACATTGATATTAACGGCAATATCCTTAGCCGACATTTTCAAACCGCGATTTGTTCCAACGTTATTACTACCATAATATTCATCGATAGCAATCAAACTGCCTCTCTGTGGGCACCATGTTGTACCGTCTTCCAATGTACATTCTTCACCGTTGGCTTCAGCCCACCAAAACACTGAAAACGGGTGAGTTGATCCCCAGTCAAACGAACGATCAACTTTCCAACCACTGGGTATTTTGAATCGATCGATTACATGAACTTTGCTATCCCAAAGATCATCAACCGCACCACCGCTAGAAACGTCCCAACTACCTTTAATCCAAGCAGCATGTAAATGCGGATCGTTCTGGCAAGCCTCAATTAGCCCGGCACGATAGATCGGATCAAGATATTTATTTTCAAAAAACGAACCAAATATCGCAACTTGCGTTCTCACAACCTCAACGTTCTCACCAGCTAGGGGGTCAAAATATGTAATTTTATTTCTCACAATTTGACCATTTCTAGCAACATCAATAAATTTCTTTTTAACCCAGTTATGCCCTGGGCCGTTCGGGTTTGTCGTACTGAAAACTTCCAATGGTATTGGTGGCAATGGTTGCTTATTTGGCGTTTGGTAAACTCTATGCCCGGCAACCATTACACTAGGCGTATGTTTTTCAGGATTAAATGAACTACGATTAACCGACATAAATTTATCATAAAGTTCGCTTGTCGGCTGTTTAGTAATTTCGTTCCATCCGATCCAAGCGTATTCGTGGCCGTGATATGCATCGTAATCGGATAGTTTCTTAACATGCCGAAATAATAGTTCTTCACCAGTTGGCCAAATCCATTTATATTCAGTAGCACTATTCAGCCATTTCGCGCCGTCGTCAAACTTCGGAAAGAATCGATTTGACTGTACAACTAAGTCAGATAAGTTTTTAAACTCACGATCAAATATTATTCCACGCCAGTAAGAACCGTAGCCGATACCAACTCTTGATCGATAGTGCATTAATTGGGTACTAGTTTTACCTGGACCGCGTGCTCCGTGATATAGCGTATGTTGCGCAGGACTAACTATTGCGAACGATTGACTTGTGCCTGGTAACGGTTCCCAAACAACCTCAACTTCATTTTTGCCCACAGAGAGCGGGGTAATTGGCGGACGCTGATTAGGTGCGTTATTCGAGGTAAATTGTTCTAGGTCGCTTAATAAAAGCGGCGTAAACTCAAAAGGCAGTCTTTCCCTGTTGATTGTTTCTTCGGGTGGTGAATTCCATTTCATCAGTCTTGAACCAATGTTTGCTGTTGGGCGATTAGTTGCTGTTCCCATTCATTCATTGAAGCCGGTAGCCCGTTATTACCGATGAAAACTGGTATGTTCATCACTTTATTGGTTGTGATGTTGTTATTGACCGTTACGCCCGGTTTTTCGATGAAGCCTCGCATATCGGCGGCAAGTTTCATCAATTTGCAAAAATCGTCGTCGGTACAGCCGGGGTTATCAATACGATTCATTAATCGATGAACCATGCTCGATTTTGATGGTAAAAAAGCTTCCTCGCCACGTTCGGCTATTAAATCAGCTTCGTATTGCTTAACTTCATCATCGTACAACCAGTGTTCAAGCATTCGCATAGCTTGCTGTGGGTTGCCTTTTGTGCATTCGAGCGCAGCAGCGAACTTATTGTTTGGGTTGAACAAACAGCGTTCGGCAAATTTCTTTTTTAGTTCGGATTCGGTCATGCTACCCCTACTGATCGCTACGGCTTCGTTTGACGCGATTTTTAGAGCGGTTGGCAGTTGTTGTCAATGATCGCCTGATGTACCGCGTCAGCCGTCGCCAAGAGGTCGGCGCAGATGTTGAAAATGAGCGGTTTTCGATCCAATACAGGTTTCGACTTTTTGCGGCGGATCAATTCAGCCGTGATAGCTTTCAATTGGTCGCTTAATTGCTTATCGGTCATTTCAAGCGGCTTTTCACTCTTTGCCATTGTTCGGGGTCCTTCAGGTAATGTTGAATAACTAGATCGAGTTCCGATGAAACTTCTTGAATTTTCTTTTCAATTTGTTCAGCAGATTGCTGTATCTTTTTTATCTTCCAGTCCGCAAGTTTCCACTGAAATAACCAATTTGCAAGTAACAACATTAGAAAAAAATAAATCGCCCTACTCATTTCTTTGCCGTATTCTTTTCAATTTCCTTCAATGTTGATAGCGTATCTTTTTGTGTGGTTGTAAGTTCTGTGAGAATAGTTTGCTGAGCTACTTGAGTTGCTTTCACAGCTTGTACTTCCATTGAAATTGCCCCTAATCTCTCTACCAACTTTCCTTGAGTTTCAGTTACAACTTCCAATGTTTCCATCTGCTTTGTAAAAGCGGGTGTAATAAACGTGGTAAATATACTATATCCACCCCACATCAAAGCAATACACATAACAATGGGAAAGCCGACTGTTTTAATCATATCGGATAACCAAACTTTAGTATCATCACTCATGTTTGTGAACATCTTTCATTCCACTAACTTAAAAAACTAAGTTACACGATATGGTTGATTCGGGGTACTGTATGACAATCCCCCGAATGTGTAAATTTGTTTAACGACGACTATCGCGACGGCGGAAAAGACGGAACATTGCCGAGAACGGGAACAGAATCGTCAATGATACCAACAATCTCAAAACCCAATTCAGTGTCGGGCTGTGGGGCGATTAGATCGCCCAATGTGTTAGAAAAAGTTGTTGAAGATACAACCAATTCTTCATCGTCGGTAACTTCGGTTTTGAAGCTAAAGGTTTTCGACGCCTTAACTTCAATGAAGTATTCTTGATCGTCAATCGGTAGATCGACAACCATTGTATCGCCGTCATTAGTGACAGTTAGTTTTCTTGTCAATGGTCCAGTGGAAACGGAACGCTTCCACTTTAGTCTGATCTTTGCTAACATATCATCAACCCTTATCTAAAACTAGAAACTAGAAACTAATATCGCACAACCGCATAGTATCGACCATTTCGATACGTTGTTTGTATGAAGAGTGGTTGTCGTTGTCCCCAATAGCACGCGTTCTGAATCGCGTCTTTGGCTGACCGCGTTGACATGCCTACACCTTCATGTGTACCCACTTGCGGAGGCGTAAGGCCACTTGCAGCAACTAATCGACGGTGAGCTAAAATGCCGCCTGCTTCGCTGGTGGTAGGGGAAATTAAAACGAAGCAAACAGCAAGTAGAAATAATTTTTGCATGGTATCCTTTATAGTTCGATCTTCGGGGGCGCTGATTTTGGAGCGTTAATCATTCCAATGGCAGCACAAGTAACGTTACGATTCTTGAAAAAGTCAACGACTTGTGAAACTGGAAGGTTGTACAAGTGTTGTTTTCCCCAAGATTCGTTTGACAAACGATAGAACTTATCGCCGTCGCTCGCAATCATTTTGCCATGATAGCACATATTATGCGACCACGAATCATTCGGATCGCGACCGTGAATAGCGAAGCCGTCTTTATGCTCGCCAATCTTTTTAATTGCCAAACCGGAACATTGAAAGACGGGTTTGCAGTCTTCCAACATCTTATCTAACTGTTCTTCCGATTTGATGAATGGACATTCTTGCAAAGAATAATCCATATATGGTTTCAAATCGTTAATGTAGTTACCGGCACCGAAAGAACGATAAACTTTTTCGCTCTGTGGTTCTGGATAATCTTTGGCTTGATCTACATTAAGCTTAGCTGTTATTTCTAACAGCTTCGGCGTTGAGCACGATAGAACGCCTTGCAAATAGGCTTTAACCATCGCTTCACAGAACAAGCCATCACCACCGTTTTGCATGCCGCCGAGTATTCGAGCCAAGCCGTAAGAGAATGGACCGTAAGGCGCGTAATTCGCCCTACCAAATTCGTTTCGACCAAGGTATTCTTGGCTTAGCCCTAGCATCACAATTTGATACATATTGCGAATCGTCCAACCGCGTATCGAATTGGACACAACGCAAGAACCAATCAATTGCAGTAACCACAATAGATCGGCACCGGTAACGAATTCGTCTAGGAGAGTCCAATCGCACGAACCTGGGAAGCGGCCTTTCGACTTTTGAAACGCTTGCCATTGCTCGTTAATGGCAGGCAGTATCGGTATACTGTCGGTAACAACGGCAGAATGCGGCATTTCTCGCATGATTTGATCTTCACCGGCGCGTTCGATACGCAAGGCATCGCGTAGATCGATTTTGCCGTCAGTCCAACCAGTTAAATGTTTTAGCGGAAAGATTTCATCGGCACCGCGAATATCTGGGTTTAACAACATTATTCTTTAACTCCTAGTCCAAGAGCAACACAAGCGTAATAATCAGCGAGAACGCCTTTTGAAAGCGGTGCTCTGTCCCAACGTGCCGCTAGATCGGTGCTAATTTGTTGAATAAGCTTAGAGTAAATTGGCGGATCGGAAAGTTTACTTCGTAGATCGGTGGCAATCTTAACAGTAACGCTATCGGTAGTTGCTGTTCTATCGGATCGTAACGCCTTTGCCGCGTCAAGATAGATTTGGCCAACGATCTTGTTTTGTGGTAACGCCTTTGACCATTCCGCTACCCGTTGACCGATGTTATCAAACGCATCTGTGGGTACATTGGGTTTTGGCGGCGTTGGCGGTTCTGGTGGAACATACGGCTTTACTTCCAGCTTATCAACAAAGAAATCAATTTCTTCATCAATTTTTACGTAAATTTTCTTATCAAAATCTACGTGACTACCTTTTACCCGAACCCAAAAATGGCCGACTTGTTTTACAACAAATCCGGTCAATTCTTTATTGGCGTTGACTTGCGGAATAAACGGGACGTGTGCCCTAGTGGCATCCGTCAACGTTATTGTTAAGTCGTCTGGTGGAACTTCGGTTTTCCATTCAACAAAACCGATGTTAAATGGAACGGCGTTAAAGTCTTTTGGCACTTCAACAAAGTTGCCAATAGTCACAGACTTTTCGGGACGATCAACTACGGTTAATTGTTTAACCGTTATTTGTGCTTGGCAAAGATTGCCTAAGCACAAGAGAGCAACTAGAAACAAATTCTTCATAACTGGGTATCCGATGAATTTGACTGGGAAATTAGAAACAGAAATTACGCTGCGATATCGCCAAACACAAGATCGAATACGGACGGCAACGACTTTTCAATACTAACATATGCATTAGCATTTATAATCATTGATTGCGAGCTATCGGCCATAAATAGCTTTAGGAAAACTGGAAGCCACTTCGCTATAAGTGCAAATAGTTTATCCCAATCAATATCAGCCAAACCGCGTGCCATACCCTCTTCGATTGCTTGTTCGCCTATCGCC